AACACTTTTAGAAACAAAGGCCAAGCCTATAGCAACTGCAAGAGAACCCGCAAGTCTTTCAGCAAGATCATTTTCTAAAATTTCCGTACCGAGGAATTCAAACCTAGGGACTTTGAGCCCCGGCCTTTCCCCAAAGGGGTCTTCAGAAAGATTAGCATCTCTTAAGAATAAGCCCTCTAAGAAGCCTTTTCCTATGCTATCTATAGATTTTCCAATACCATCGAGAAGGCTTTTTCCAGCAGCTTCTCCTTCTTTGAAAAGCAGATCAGAAAGTAGTTCCCCTGCACCCCTTGCGAGAGACTCTATTGAAGCGTTAAAATCTTCATCATTTAGAATGTCTTTAGCGTTAAAGGCTAAAGCGGCAAGAAAGGCTGCTCTTACAGGTCCGAGCTTAATTGCTGCAGCAATACCGAGAGAGATTGCAGCACCGATTCTATCTTGATTATCTTCAAGATTCGAGATTAAGTCGTCAACAAAAGTTTTGATACCCCCAAGGGATATTCTTATAACTTGAATACCAGCCGTGTTTTCAAGTATCATACCAAATTGTTTGAGGTCTTTTACCGCAGAGTCAGCTGCAGCTGTAATGCCTATCTTTAACTCTGTATCAACAAGAGCCTTACCTCCGGGGGTATCTATTTCTCTTTGCAAAAAGCCTTCAGAAAAACCCTCTTGTAAAAAGGTCTTAAAGTCAGAAAACTTTCTCTTCATGCTCTTTATAGACTTGCCAAATTCATTGTCTATTGTTATGAACCCAACGGGGGTATCTATAGTTTCAGTAGCAATAGAGTTATAGAAACTAGACCACTCTTCCTCTAGGTTAACTAAGAATTCTGCCCAGTTAGTTCTAATGCTCTGAAGGGCAATAGCAAAATCGGTGTCAACCGTCTTTTTTCCATCCGGAGTATCTACTTCTTTAGTAGTAAGGAATCTTACAAGGTTTGACCACTCCGAAGTAGCACCGGCATATAGCCTAGAAAACACACCTATAACAGCGTCTTTCCACTCAGACAACCTTCCAGTAGCAGCATCTAGATAGCCACCTAGCATTCCTACGTTGCCTATAGCCATGTCCCCGGGATTTTCTTCATGACCGGGTTTAAAGATTCCGTCCCAAAGACTTTTCCCAATTAGCTTGTCGTATAAAAATTTAAATATTCGAATAACGTTAAATGCAAAAGTACTTATCTTACTTAAAGCATCACTCATGCCTGTAAAGATTCTAGTTGAAAGATCTATTTGTTCTGGAACAATTTCATCACCAAAAGCATCAAACTTTTTCTCTCTCTTAAAACCTTCTCTTAAGAACTTACCTACTTCATCACGTATTTCTGCAAGCTTTACAACAACTCGACCTTTAGCTTGGTCAAAAGAGTTTGCAATATTTTCAACAAACTGTTCTGCATCAAAGTCTTCTGAAAATAGACTTCTAAAAAGTCTTTTAAAGTCATGAATAAAGAAAATAATTTTTGTTTGAAGTATTAGGAATTCTGCGCTAGCGATTAGTGCCCAGTCACCTATACTTTGACCAAAAAATCTTACCGCTTGTGTAGCTAGCATAATCCCAGATTTAATGTCAGCACTAAGACCAATAATCTTGTCAAATTCAGAAAGAGCTCTTGTAAACTCGTTTTTAAATACTACACCAAGGTCTGCAACAGAAGCTTTTACTAATAGAAAGTCATCGTTAATAGACTGAGCACCGTCTAATAGGGCTTGGAATACTGCCTCTGCTGTAATCTTCCCAGCCATAGCTTCTTTTCGGAGATTTTGAAAAGGAATGCCCATTCCTTTTGCAATGGCCTGAGCTAATCTTGGCATTTGTTCTAGAACAGAATTAAGTTCTTGACCCCGTAGCTGACCAGAAGCAAGGCCCTGACCAAGCTGAATAATGGCGGCTTTAGCGGAGGCTGCTCCAGACCCCGAAATGACAGCGGCCTTTTGTACAGCCTCGGTAACAGTTAAAAGTTGCTTTGCAGACTTTCCAGACCCTTGTAGAGCTAAACCAAAGCGGTTAAATACATCCGCTGCAGCTCCTACGTCACTACGGGATCTTGCCGCAACTTTAAAGAGTTCGTCGATTACTACTTTAGTCTTAGCAGCGTCTCGTGTTACTAGGTTAACTCGGTTTTGGAGCCCCAACATTGCGTCAGAGGCATTGTTAATTCCCCGAGTTATTTGACCACCTGTAAAAACTGCGGCAATACCTACGGCTAAGTTTCTAAAGGTCTTTGTAACCTGTGTTGCTTGCTTGTCAATGTTTTGAATTGAACTAGAAAGCTTACCCATCTCAGCCTGGGCTTGTCTTGCGTCTGCACGTACTTTAATATTAACGCCAGCCATATGTATTCTCCTAAATAAAAAAGCCCCCGATAGCAAGATTCCGTATTTCGGAAACACCATCAGGGGCGAATATAAATAGTTATATAGGGGTAACTAAACCAATTGTTGACAGTACTTGCTCAATGAAGTACCGAGGGGCCTGTTTTGAATGCCCGTTGTTTAAGTGTGATATATGTTCAACGTTATTAAGTATAGTGCCATCAAGGAATCTTCCCCGACGACTCTTTATAATATTGTTTTTCCAGCCCATACGGGCCTCACCTGTATCAACAGGAGTCACTAGTTTTAACTGTGTTGTGGCGTATTCAATACGCTCTGTAATTTCTACGCCAGCGAGTTCAGTCACCTCACGCTCAATGCGTTCTATTTCTTGTTTAAAGTTTATAACTTCTAAAGAGACTTTCATTTTTCACCTATCCACGGAGGAGTCCAGCCAGAACCATCTTTATCAGAAGAGTTTACCATCATCTCTAGGAACTTTCCTTTAGGTAGAGATTTAACTTCGGCAGGAATGTTTTCTTTAAGCTGCTTAAGAGAGGCAAATATGCTACCCGGCTCTCCCTTGTAACCTTGTGCTTGTAAGAGCAAAAAGGTTCTCTGATCTTCTCGCCAGCCTAAAGGACGCCGCCTGAAGAAGATTCCCCACTTCATAAGTTCTTCTTGTGGCATTTCATTATACAGTTGGTATACAGGAATACCGAGTGAAAAAGCTATCTCATAGATTGTCTCTTCAGAAGGTGTTAGTTTCCCTCAGACCCTCCTAGGCCAGACACGCGCATCACATGCCCAGAAAGGTCAGTTAACTCTGAGAGGGGGAAGTTATCAAAGTCTTCTTGAGACAATTCTTCCGCGCCGACAACAGCAACCTTAATAATATCACAAAGGAGTTTCAATTGAGCGTCTTCTTCTTTAGACTTTTCAGCCTTACTAATTAATTTTTGAAGACCCATAATTTTACCTACGGTCAATTTACGCACTTCTACTTCGTCGCCCATGAATGGGACTTTTTCGCTTAATTCTTTACCAACGAGATGTTTCATTGTTTTACTTCCTTTAATTTAATTTATCTTTTTCTGAAAACAATTCTGTATTGTTTAATTGAAAATCGTCTAACATTTTTCTAACTGTGTGTAATACGGAAAGTGTTTCCATAATTTCAGCGCCAGTTGCTGAGTCATTATCAAAATCTTGGAATCGTTCAAATGATTTACGAATACTAATGTCTACGCTTCTACGCATATGCCGCAATGTCGTACGCATAACAAACGATTTACTGAATGGTTTGTCCATAATTATTCCTTAAAAAAAAGGGAGCCCCCGGAGGAGCCCCCTAATTGTTTTAGGCAGCAGCCAAAGTCGCTGGACCGAAGAAATCTGACTGAGTAGACAGAGTAACGGTTGCAGTTGTGGAGTCTGTCAAAGCTGGGTTAACCAGAATAGCCTCAATTTTACCTTGGAAGTAGAATTCTGTGTTTTCTACAGCCAAAGTTGCAGCGGCTCCTTCATCAGGAGTAACTGCGGAAGCAGCCATCATGAAGCGGAAGATAACAGTTTGACCAATAAGGGCGTGGATTGCTGTCATGTCTTCTGCAATATAGTTAACAGTAACTTCGAGGCTTGGCGCATCGGCCTGACCTTGAACCTGAGAAGATGTTTTCTGACCATAAACAGGTACGTTTACGATGTTTGCAGGTGTACCCACGGATGGGAACTCACGCACAGAAGGCATACGCACATGATCTGCGTCTGCTGTTCCTGGGGTTGTTCCTACAAACAGTGCTGCACACTCAGCTGCGGTATCAGTACTTGCTGGGATTGTGCCTTTAAAGAGGTCCAGGTATGTAAAGATACCTGCACCAAGTGATGAAATATGTGCCATTTTTATTCTCCGTATTTTGTAAATGGAATTATGTAAGATGCACTATAAAGTGCTTGATTTTGAGGGTCTAAGCCCTCCACGTTTAAGTAAGATGTTCCAAGGCTTGTGCCGTTAGGCAGTGTTTTGTTTTGAAGTACAATATCTAGTAAATCAGCGATAGCCATGAGTCGCCCCTGACCCTCGCCTGCCTTTACAAACATTTTTACTGCAATTAAACCATCTATCCTTTTTTTGTCATCGTAGGCATAGTTGCTACTTGAGCTTGGTAGAACATTCAGCCGAATAAACTCCTGAACATTTGAACCTATACTACCTTGGTAGTTTGTAGGAAATGTAGGTATGCTATTAGCACGCCACGCTGCTCCACCAAATACCTCTTCTATGTCAGCTAATACATCATCAAACATTACGATCTCTCCTTAACGAGTATTGCGGTTACTGTGAAACCATTATCAGAGTAATCTGCAATATTGTAGACATCAGTGCCTACAGTCAAAGTATCGTAGACCGATAAGTCTGGTCCAAATTTCATGAGTGCCTCTACGGTAAACCCATCACCAGAAGGTTTTTTGGTAGACTGTATAATAACCTCTACAGAAGAGGTTGAGGCAGAAGAAACTACGTTCCGACTAGCAAAATCATAGCTAGAAACCTTCCGAGAAGAAAGCGTTCCAGTAACAACTAAATCCCCTACAGCTGTAAAAGCTTTATCTACAGCAGCACGAATTTTAGCGTTTAGTGACATTAATTTGCCCTCCACCACCCCGAGCCTGGCCCGGAAGTGCCTCTGCGGATTAAGGGCCTAATCGGCTTCATAACTACAGAGGGGGAAATAGAGGTTCTAGTGACATCGCTATTACTATCAGTAAGGCTAATGGAACCTACGGAGATACTCTCAAAAGTTTGAGTAGTACCTGCCAGCAGATCCTCATTATTTACTAAATGTAATGCTTGTTCATAGACAGCGGTTTTAACACGACTTGGCACTTCGTTTTGTGCTATTGTAACCTGAAGACCTAAACGATCATCATTATAGATAGCATTTTTACGAGGCCAAGCTAAAGCCTGAGAGGAACTAACAGCAGACCCAATCCAAGCATGATTATCTACTAGTTGACTAGCAGTAACCAGAGCTTGCTCCTTGATCTCGTCTGTAGCAGAAGTCCATTCGGCACTGTCAATACGAGTCTCAAAGTATGTATCAGCATCTGCTATTTCTACATAACTGTTTGTATTAAGTACAAGTGCCATTAGTTCACTCTCTTATCATAATTAAGCGTGGAAGATAGGCAGGATGCCCAAGTTCAATGCGTCCATTTTACGTGCATACGAAGCGGCTGCGCCCATAGTTGCGTTAGTTGAGAAGGCAGTAGTTGAGCCAGCCCAGTCATAACCCATTGGGTGCATTGCGTAGCCCCAGCGATACCAAACGTTAGTGGAACCGCCACCCATGTAAGATGCCGCTGCACGGTCAACTTCAACAGGTGTTGGGATTGGCATAGCAGCAGAAGCTACAGTACCTGGCTTGATGATGAAGGTAGTCTTTGTAGACTGAGCATTCACTTCAGCTTCAGCGCTCAAGTTACCTTGATTTGCACGAGTCATAATCAAGCGGAATTTACCACCAAAGATTGTTGTGAACTCAATGTTACCTTCAGTAACAGTTGTTTCGTCAACCAAGTTGGCAGCACGCATTTCAGCCATAACTTCAGGCGAAGTAACCATGTACATGAAATCTGGTTCGTAATCTTTGAATGCAGCACCGATAGAACGGAACAAACGCTCACCACGGGCAGCGCCCATTGCAGTGGA